AATGTACTACAACAAGTATTTCTGATACAACTACTGCAACTACTGATACTTCAACTGCTCAGTTAAGATCTTTTAATGCGGGTGAAGTTATTACTACAGAAAGTAAAGTTTTAGCACTTATTAAAAGTTATTTAGCAAATAATTCTTATAGTTCTGTATTAAGTAGGCTTGGTAGAATTACAAGACAAATAGGTAATTTGTTCTTGTAATAGGCTTTGGGTTGTAACTCAGTTGGCAGAGTGAGGAACTGTTAATTCCTAAGTCGTAGGTTCGAATCCTACCAACCCAGCCAAGCGAATATTGCATAGTGGTAGTGCGTAACCTTGCCAAGGTTAATGTGCGAGTTCGATTCTCGCTATTCGCTCTCTGTCCCTATCGTCTAGTGGTTAGGACAACACCCTTTCACGGTGTAAACGAGAGTTCAATTCTCTCTAGGGATACGCCTCCTTAACTCAGGGGTAGAGTACCCGCCTTGTAAGCGGGTTGTCGTAGGTTCAAATCCTACAGGAGGCTCAATAAATGGTATAATAGGATTGTATCTGCCTACGGGGGATACATAAACTAACTCGCTGAAAAGGAGAAAAAATGGTAAGTTCGTTTGCATTGGATCTTTTTAAGGATCCATTTTTTATTGGTTTCAATCGTGAATTGGACCGTTTAAGTACAGTACATAATCTAGCAACTCGTCAGGCATATCCGCCATATGATATCTTAAAATTAGACGAAGATACATACAGATTATCTTTGGCTGTTGCTGGATTTTCAAAAACAGATATTAATGTTTCAGTAGATAATGGAACGTTAATAATTAAAGGTGAAATAGCAGAAGTAACAGATGTTGAAGTTGTTCATAAGGGAATTGCTGCTCGTAAATTTACTCGCACATTTGCTCTTGGTGAATACATGGAAGTATCTAGTGCTGAACTTAAGGATGGCATGCTTACAGTTAATATTGTTCGTGTTGTTCCTGAAGACAAGAAACCTAAAGTAATTAAAGTCAAGTAAAAAAACAACCTGGGCATGTTGTAAAACTGCCTATTATTTGATATACTTAGATATAACTATAGGAGAATTAATGCCAAGATATGATTACAAATGCTCTGTTTGTTCTTCACAAATTGAGTTTGAAAAAAAATTTGATGAAGAAAAATATCCAGTATGCTGTAATCAATCTATGCAAAGACTTTGGAGTGCTCCTACTGCAATTTTCAACGGTAGTGGATTTTATTCAACAGACAACAGAAAGTAGCGATATAATAGTACTATGACAAATATATTAAAAGATCATCCAAGCGTAAAGCCAAAGCAATGGGTTTTAAATGCAAAAGATCGTTGTGATACATGCCAAGCACAAGCCTTAGTCAAAGTCAAAGGGGCTTCTGGAGAACTAATGTTTTGTAGTCATCACTACGATAAGATAATGAATAACTCTGAGTCATATGCAAAGATGATGTCTTTTATGTTAGAGGTTCTTGATGAGCGTGAAAAGTTAATTGAAAATAGAGCGATTGGGGCAGTGTAATGTATGAGTATTTTGTTAAAGAAGTAAAAAATGTTGTTGATGGAGACACCATTGACGTAATTATTGATTTAGGGTTTGATATTTTATTTTCATCTCGTGTTCGTTTGGCTGGCATCGATACGCCAGAGTCACGTACAACAGATAAAGTTGAAAAAGTTCTTGGTCTTGAGTCTAAAGAATACTTAAAAAAACAGTTAAAAGATGCTAAGTCAGTTGTTATTCGTACAGAAAAAATGAATTCTTCTGAAAAGTATGGACGTATTCTTGGTTGGATATATATTAATGGAGAATCAGAGTCTATTAATAATAAAATGATTAATGATGGATATGCTTGGGGATACCTTGGCGAAACCAAAATTAAAGATTTTGAAGTATTAAAAAAGGCTAGAGTAAAGTCTGGCAAATGAAATCAATACTTTACTTTACGGCAGACTGGTGTCAGCCTTGTAAAAAAGTAAAGCCAATTGTTGAAGAATTAAATAGGGAATACTTTCCTGGTATTTTTCAAATAGTTGATGTAGATATAGAAAATGAAATGGCTAAAACTTTTGAAATTCGTTCTGTGCCAACATTTATTTTATTTGAAGACGGTAAAGAGATTAATAAAATAATTGGATCACAGACCAAACAATCATTATTGGAGTTTATTGGAAATGAATAACGAAGAAGAAAAAATAATTGAAAAACTTATTCTTGATGGTGGGCTAGAAACTGTAGGGGTTGATCAAGAAACTGGAGAACTTTTATATTCTTTTACTCCTAAGATTAAAAATCTTATGCCAGAACTATACAACGAACATATGACAGACGTTAACTCCTGTGTTATGAAATTGTGGGAAAAGGGGTTTTTAGAGATAGATTTCTTTGCTTCAGAACCCATTATTACCCTATCTGAAAAGGCCTTTGATCGTGATGCAGTAGAAGGTTTATCTAAAAAAGACAGGTGGAATCTTTTTGAAATCATACGGCTTTTGAATCCTAAAGCCTGATATAATCTATATATAGCCTAGGAGGTTTTATGTCAGTAAACGAAGATAAAAATGTGCCAATCTCAAAATCAATGGTAGCAGAGGGTGACTTTGTTATGTATATGAAAGAAGATGAAGTTATGGTTGGTCGTGTTGAATATGTTATGACTAATCCTGGTTTACTTGGCCTTCCTGGTTCTGAATACTCAATGGAATATGCTGAAGATGATAAACCAGTAATCGTTCGTAACTATAAACAAGAAGATGGTGCTTGGGAAGAAGAGCCATACGTTTCTTATCATCGCATGTCCACAGTAACAAAAATTGAATCACTATCTGTTTCAGTTGATATGGTTGTAGAAATGGGATCAAATGGAACTGGAATTCCAACAATGCCATCGCAATCTGATATGGAAAACATGTATGCTGTTCAGGTAAGCAAATCCTACAACTCAGATAATGAAGATGAAGACAAGTGGGACAACATGACAAAAGCATGTTGGGTTGGATATGAACAACGTGGCATGAAAGAAAAGGGTGGACGTATGGTTCCTAATTGCGTTCCAGTTAACAAACTAAAAGAAATGGAAAATGAAATGGCAAAAGCAAAACCTAATTATGGAGATTTTATTAAACCACGTAGGGGTGGATCAACACCATCAGATCCTAAACTATATGCAAGAGTTGTGCAAGCAGCAAAAGATAAGTTTGACGTTTATCCGTCTGCAGTAGCAAATTCTTGGGTAGTACAAGAATATAAGCGTCGTGGCGGTACATACAAATCAGAGTCACAATCTACAACAAAAAGTATTTGGGATGGATCTTTTAATCCTTTAAGGTTTGAAAAATAATGACAAAGAAAAAAACAACAGCATTCAATCCTACACAAATAAAAAATGGTAGGATTGTTCGTTTAAGAAAAGACGGTACCATAAAAACAGATCTTGGTCCGTATCCAAAAACAAAGGCAGGGGTAACTAATGGCAAATAAAGAACAAAAAGGTAATGCTAATACAAAAAAAGAGCCTAAGATGACTCTTAAAGAAAAACGTGTTGCTAAACAACAAAAACGGGATAAGAAAAATGGCTGATACATACACTCCTACTTCTGGTATGAAGGCTGCTGCTCGTCGTGCATTAAAGTGGAAAGAAGATGGTAAGGCAACTGGTGCAGGAACTCCAGTAGGCTGGGGTCGTGCAACTGATATTGTAAATGGATCAGCAATGTCTCTTAGTACTGTTAAAAGAATGTTTTCTTTCTTTTCTCGTCATGAAGTAGATAAAAAAGGAAAAGGGTTTTATGATGGTCCAGAGTTCCCTTCTAACGGCAGAATTATGTGGGATGCTTGGGGTGGCGATGCAGGATTTTCATGGAGCCGTGCAATTGTAGAAAGAGAAAAAAAGAAAGTAGAAAAGGTTTGGGAAAATAGCCCATTTAGTTTAAGGAAGGGGTAAAAAAGTGGAGGACTTAACCATTGAAGAAGTAAAACAATTAGTTGTATTTTATAAACAAAAATCTTCAGATCTTGAGTTTAACTTATTGCAAATGCAAATAAAGTTAAATAGGACTATGTCTGTTGAAAATTCAGTAGAAGCAAAAC